AAGAATGGCAGCATGGTTCCGCAGTCATGAAGGCTATGAAGTGACGGATGCTGAATAATGAAAGGGGGAATCCCGGATGATTATGACAGCAGAAGAATTCAAGACTTATGTGACAACCGATGTTGCAGATGCAGTGATTGAAGCAAAGCTTCAGGCAATCGAATTGCTGATCAGAAGACACACCAACAACAACTTTCAGCAAAGGGCAATCCGGACTGTTGGAACAATAGAGGATGGGAAGTTGTATTGTGATGTTTCCATGTTCAGGGCAGGTGACACAATACAGATCACTGAATCGAATTTCAATGAAGGTCTTTATGTTGTTTCTAAGGTTGAAGAAGAAGGTGATGATGTCATTGCACTTCCGGGAACCTTGGATGAAACTGATGTCCTTGTGACGAAAGTTGCATATCCGATGGATGTGAAGATGGGTGTTGTGAACATGATGAAATGGGATCTTGAAAATAGGGATAAGGTTGGCATACAGTCTGAAACGCTTTCCCGGCATTCTGTGACCTATTTCAACATGGATGGGGATAATTCCACACTTGGTTTTCCGAAGTCCTTGATCGGCTTCCTACGGCCTTACATGAAGGCTAGATTCTAGGGGGTGATTGCATGATTGGTGGCAATACAATTGCACAGTTTCAGATCAGCACCACAACCAAGAATGAAATTGGTGAATCTGTGAAGTCATGGGAAACCATCCACAACATTGCAGGGTTCCTTGATCTTTCTTCCGGTGATTCCAAATACACGACATTCAATGCGAAGATCCAGGAATCAACACATGTGTTTGTTTCTGATTGGAAGCAGCTTGATCCGTCTGTGAAGGCAGAAAACAGCAGAATGATTGTGAACAATGGTGTGTATGATGTCATGTTGATTGATGATCCTATGAGATTGCACAAACAGCTTGAAATCTATCTGAAGTACACAGGGGGGCAGTGACATGGCTGTTCATTTTGAAGATAATTCAATGAGAGTTAGGGAAGAAATGAATCAGGCTGCAATTGCCTATCTGTATGAATCAGCGGAATCACTTGCTTCACAGACAGCAGACAATTCAAGAGTTGGAACCGGACAGCTGAAAAATTCATGGACCTACAAAGTCGATGAATCGAAGCTTGAAGCAGTGATCGGTTCACCACTTCAGAATGCTATATGGGAAGAATTCGGAACAGGTGAATATGCCTTGAAGGGTGATGGCCGGAAAGGTGGTTGGGTGTACCGGGATGAAAAGACCGGGGAATTCCATCACACATATGGTAAAACACCAAACCGGGCATTGCAGAATGCATTCAACACATTGAAGAATGCCATCATCAGAAGGGCAACAGAGGTTCTGAAGGCCCGAATGGAAGAATAGGAAGGTGAATGATGACAACAGCAGCTTTGGGATTCATAAAAGATGCAATGGATTCAGCCGGGATTCCGTATGAATTTATGGAATTCACTTCTGATGTTTCTTCCGTTCCTGTGTATTGGGTAGGATCTTATTCTGAAGTGACACCGGATGCAGAAGATGGGGAGCAGGAAACGCAATTCATCTTGACAGGAACCGGAAAAGGAACATGGTTGGATCTTGAACGACAGAAAGCAACAATTGAACAATTATTCCCTATGATTGGGGGAACCACAGCAGTCCTTCCGAATGGAAATGGGATTGCTGTTTTTTATGGGAATGCATTCCCTGTTCCAACAGGTGAAGGATCCCTGAAAAGATTGCAAATCAATCTAATAATTAAAGAATGGAAGGTGAATTGATATGGCAGAAGCAGGAAAAAGTGGTGTTTCGGCTAACACTCCGAAGAAGGTTCTTTTTGGTGCAGGCACTATTCATAAGGGTTTGAAGTTTTCCGGTGATTCGTGGAACTTTACGGAAACCATTGTCGGTGCAACTTCGGGTGGTTCCAAGTTTGAAGTCATTCCGACACTGACTGAAATTGAAGTGGATGGTGCATTGGTTCCGGTCAAGGGCCTGACACATAAGAAGACCGGAGAAGCGGCAACAATGGAAGTGAACTTCATTGAATTGACCGATGATGTCATGAAGGCGGCATTGATTGCACAGCTTGGCATTTCTGAAGATGATGCATATTCGGTGCTTGAATCCAAGCCGGACATTGAAGAAGGTGACTATTGGGATAACATTGCATTTGTAGGAAAGGATCTGAATGGTGGCAACATCATTGCTATTCTTCCGAATGCACTTTGTACTTCCGGCCTTTCCTTAGAAGGCAAGGATAAGGAAGCAAGCAAGCCTGCGGTGACTTTCGTTTGCACAGCAGACAGCACCGGGGAACTTGACAAGCTTCCTTGGAAGATTTATAGACCTGTAGCATAAAAAAGGAGATTTGAACAATGGGAGAAACAAACATTGAAAAAGCTTATGTATTGAGGGAACTTCAGTCAAAGGATGTTTTCCTCATGTCAAGAATCATCAGCAAGATTGGAATCAAGGAATTCAAGTCCTGCTTTGAAACTGAAGAAGTTCAGAAATTGATCGCAGAAGGTACGGATGCAGCAGCATCTGTTGAAAGAATCGGTCTTTCTGTCATGGTGGACATTGCCGGGGTTGTATTGTCCAATGTTACACATGCGGAGCAGGACATCTATTCTTTCCTTGCAGATCTTTCCGGGAAGACTGCGAAAGACATTGCAGAACTTGATATGGTTGTATTCGCTGAAATGATCATTGATGTGGTGCAGAAGGATCAGTTCAAGGATTTTATCAAGGTTGTTTCAAAATTGTTCAAATAGGGGAATTCAAATTCATGGACTTGCTATTCAAAAGATATGCAAGTCCATTTTTGTTGTTAGACCAATATATTTCTTCCGGGATGTTGTGTGAATTCATCATCGACTTCATGAACATCCAAAATGAAGAAGCTATGTGGGATGTATGGATTCACAAGGTATTTGAACAGTCCTTCGATGAATACAAAGAAAAAGTATTCGCACATGCAAGGAATGCTGTGAAACCTACAAAACAACAGCTTGAAACAACCATCAGAACATCACAACAAATTTTGAATTCCTTTGTTCCTGAAGAATAGAAAGGGAAAAGCATGGAACTGTTCAGATTGTTTGGCACTATTGCCATCGACAATACAGAAGCGAACCATGCAATTGATGACACAGCAGAAAGGGCGAACAATTCACAGGACACTATCAACAGTGCTTTTGGTGGAATTGGAAAGGCTGTTGTGTCAGCAGGCAAGATGATTGCAGGTGCAGGATTGGCCATTGGTGGATCCATCCTTGCAGTCACAGAAAGTACAAGAGATTATCGGGCAGAAATGGGATTGCTTGTTTCTGCCTATCAGACAGCAGGCCACAGTTCAGAAGTGGCAAAAAACACCTATTCTGATTTGAATGCAGTCATGGGTGATTCCGGTGCAGCTGTTGAAGCAGCACAGCACCTTTCATTGATTGCTGACAATGAATCGGAATTGAATGACATGACACACACCTTGACCGGAGTTTATGCGACTTTCGGGGCATCATTGCCATTGGAAGGGTTGAGCGAAGCAATCAATCACAGCAGTTCTTTGGGAGAGGTACAGGGATCCTTGGCCGATGCATTGGAATGGTCCGGAATCACTGTTGATGACTTCAATGCACAGCTTGCAGAGTGTTCAACAGAGGAAGAAAGACAAGATCTGATCATGAAAACCTTACGGAACACATATGGCAAGGCTGCGGATCAGTACAAGGAAACCAACAAAGATGTGATGGAAGCAAGAAAGGCACAGGAAAAGCTTTCTGATGCCTTTGCAGACCTTGGTGCAGTGTTTGAACCAATAGTGACAAATATCAAAGGAAAGATTGCAGACATGGTTGCAGCAGCAGCACCGAAGATCCAGGAACTGATTGACAAGATAAAGGATGCAATCACCTGGATCAAGGAGAATGAAAACACAATCCACACATGGGTTGCAGTCATTCTTGGTGCAGCAACATCCATCGGGATCTTTCTTCTGATCATGAATTGGGGAACCATTATGACAGCAGCTGCAAAAGCAATCAGCACAGTCAGAAATGCAATCCTTTTATTCAATGCGGCACTTATGGCAAATCCGATTGGAATCATTGTGGCACTGCTTGCAGGCCTTGTGGTTGCCTTCATCTATTTATGGAACAATGTTGAACCATTCAGACAGTTTTGGATCAATCTATGGGAGAAGATACAAGATGCCTGTTCAAAGGCTGCTTCCATACTGAAAACAAAATTCACTGAAATGTATAACAGCATGAAAGAAAAATTTGAATCCATGAAGCAGAAGGCAACGGATATTTTCGATAATATCCGGAACACAATTTCTGAAAAAGTACAATCAGCAAAGGACAAGGCTGTTTCAGCTTTCCAATTGCTGAAATCGGGCCTGATTGATCCGATAGTTTCTGCCAAGAACAAGGTTGTTGAGGTCTTCGGATCCATCTATTCAACAATCAAGGAAAAGATTGAATCGGCAAGAAATGTGGTTGACAATGCCATCAAGAAAATCAAGGGATTCTTTAACATTGACTTGAAATTCAAGGCAATCAAGATGCCTTCAATCAGTGTGTCATGGTCAAAGAAACCTGCAATTCTTGCAAAGGCAGCTGAACTTCTTAACATTCCCGGTGTTCCAAAGTTTTCTGTCAAGTGGAATGCAAAAGGTGGAATATTTGACAGGCCGACAGTGCTTCCAACGCTTGCAGGATGGCAAGGATTTGGTGAAGCAGGAGCAGAAGCAATCACACCTATTGACACACTTCTTGTGTTCGTCAGGGAAGTTG